GTGAACACCAGCTTGGGGCCGTTGAAGTCCAGCTTGCCGATCTCTTTGCTGTTGTTGTGAAAGCTGATGTTGTAGTTGGGCTTGACGTTGAAGACGGATATTTGTCCGGTTGGCTTGAAGCTGTAGTTGATTTCATCCATTGTTCTTCTCCTTGAGTTTGGCTTCGACTGCACCAATACAAGACGCTATCGTCAATGGCTTGTTGTAGATTTCCATGCGTTCCTCATCCGTCAGCCCTCGCCACTCGCGGCGGGGTGGGTGGGTGTAGAG